ACGAAAGCGTCTAGGCCCGCCTGGGAGATGAGCGTCCCATTCAGGCCGGAATCGAGGGTGTTAGCCATGGTGTGTTTGGGTGTGTGAGTTTACTGTTGAAGCAACTGGGCCTTGTTGGCGGACCAGAAAGTAGTGCGCTGTTTGGGATCAGTGATCCGTGCAAATTCAGCGCGAAGATCGGAGGCTTTTTCGCCCGAGGAAACCGGAGCGCCGACTGGGTCGGATCCGGGCTTCATCGTTTGGATGACAGCCAGTAAATCGGAAGCCTTGGCGTCGGACTTTATCTGGGCAACCCAGGCGTCCTTGCCGCTTGCCATGATGCGGCCGTCAGCGATTGCAGCCTCAACGGTGGCAACAATCTTGGCATTGGCGATCTCATCCAACGAGGCCTGAGCGTCGGCCTTGGCCTTGGCGAAATTGGCGAAGTTGGTCTCAAACTCAGCGACCGCGGCGTCTTCGGCGAGGTCAACGGAGGAGATCAAACCGGCGGCGGTCAGACTCTGAAGCAGTTTTTGCATGGTTTCGATGTTGTTTTGGTCAGTCTCGGTTGTTTTGTTTGACTCCGTTTCTGCTTCCAGTTGCGCGTACAGAGCGCGGAACCAGTCACGGCCAGCAGCACCGCCCCAAAGATTGCCAGCAACGTCAGCCGGGCTGTCGACCTCGGCTTCAAGGAACCGCTCATTGCGAGCCCACCAACGATAGGCTTTGCGGATCTTGGCTTCGGTCGGTGCCTCGCCAGCCTTGAGGCTGCGGGCTTCCTTCACGGTTGCCGGTTCAAGTCCGTCCCCACCTTTGCCGTCTTCAACCTGCTTGACGCCCTTGTCAAATGCGTTTCGAGCGGCTTGAGGAGCAGTCTTAGAAACGGCTTGGATGTCACCAACCACAGCGGTCTTGTCCTCGGTCTCAACAATCTTGAGGCCTTCGACTTTGGTCAGTTGTGAAAAATTGAGTCCAACGAGGATGTCACCCTCGACGAAAGCGTCCGTCCCCGGGATGGGTTGATGACGTTGAACCAAGGCAGCGGGATCGGCTGCGGAGGCAACCACTACGATTCCAGCGTCTGGCAGTTCAAGAGTCCCCTCGCGTTTGATTTCGAGAATTTCCCCGTAAGCGGTGCCGGTTGAATCGTTCCAACTGACGCAGTCCTCAACCAAGAGTTCAGACGGCGCTGCGGCCTGAACCAAGGCGGTCGGAGTGCAAGCGAATCGGTCGGCACGAACCGAGGCATAAATGGGTTTGGCATCGGTCAGGTCGGTCATGAATCCATCAGACAGAGCCATGGTGCCGTCGATCCAAGTTTCCGCGTCCATCATGGCGCGGATAGCTTCTTTGCCCTTCTTGGTCACCTTCGAGTAGATCCCGGCGAGGGTCTCACCTAGCTTGTCGAGGAGATCAGCCTGTTCGCGGAGGTCGTTGGCGTCACCGATAGCACCGGTCCACGGGTTGTGGATCATGAGGTAAGCCGAAGCGGGCATGACTCGCTTGCTGCCGGCCATGGCGATGATTGAAGCGATTGAGGCAGCAATGCCGTCCACGGTGACGGTCACGTCAGGCCGAGACGACAGATAGTGGTAAATTGCCAGACCGTCGAACACCGACCCGCCGGGCGAGTTGATGCGGACATTGATCGGACCATTGCCGAGGGCTTTGACGTCGCGCACAAACTGAGCAGCCGTGATCCCCCAACCGCCGATCTCGTCGTAAATCAGAACCTCAATCGGTTGATCCGATTGTGCCTGTGCTTTGATCTCGTACCAGTTTTTCACGCGTTTGTTGCGGCGGCGTTGTTGCTCGAAAGCTCGTTGGGGTCAAGAGTCATAATCTCGGCCCGGTCCACGTTGAACTCCTGAGCGAGTTCTTGGGCATAAGCAATTTCAGCCGCCTTTTGCCGCAGTTGCTCGCGCCAGTCCTCACCGGTCTCGGCATAGATGCTCTGGAGCGTTCTCATGCCGCATTTGAACTCGTTGACCGCGGCAGACGAATTGCGGCCCACGTCCACATTGATCGACCTCGGAGACCGAAAGGTTGACCGATAGAAATCAGCCGGGGCTGGACGCATTGATGGGTCCGTTTTGATCCCGGTTTCGATGACGTACTCGTAGACGCGTCGGAGGTGGTCCGCGATCACGAAAGACCGGGACCGAAAAAAGGCGTTGGCAATGTCGAGAACCGACCGCATCGAGGTGCCCTGCATCGAGGTGGGCAGCACAATTTCTTTTGGGATGCCAATGCCAGCGCAAACCTTGGCGGTCAGGTAGTCCCAATATCCCGACGTGGCGGCTGACGGGCGCTCAACCTGAAACTGGTTGAACTCGTCCCCGTGTTTAAGAACAGCAACCTCCCCACCGAAGACGTCCTTGTAGTAATCGGCCCGCTCCACCCCGTCGGATCCGAGGATTGTTCCGCGGATGATATCGTCGTCGGTGACCTCGCCCTCCTTCGTCTTGATGACGTTCTGAACTTTCGAGGCAGCCTTGGCGGCTTGCATCTCAAAGATCTGGAGGTCGTCCAAGTCGTGAAGGTCGTTCATGACCGGGTAGAGCGCAGGGAGTCCGCGATACTGACCCGGGCGTCCCGGCTCGAAAACATGGACAACGAACTCGGCTTCGACCCGTTGGAAAATGTCCTGACGTTTGCCGTCGTCGTTGGTGATGTGGTAGGCCACCGGCCGGCCTCGCTCGTCCACCTCGACGCCGTCAATGATTGTCCGACCCTGCAAAGCGGGCGGGCTCTTGACCCGGTGGGATTCGACTAACTGAATCCGAGGGTTTCCAGATTCACCTCGGGTGAGGATGATGAAAATTTCACCATCGACGAAAAGCGCCCGGGCAATGATCCCTTGAAGACTCCCAAACGAGAGTCGGGAGGATAGATCGGCAAACCGTTGCCAGTCGCGCCAGTAATTGAGCGCGGTGGCATTCCATGCGGTGTCAGATGATGAAGGGAAAAACGCGAGTCCCTGCCCTACGGTGTACTGCTCAAAAAGGTCGGCGATCCGGTTTACGAAGGCGTTGTTGCGCTCAAAATACCGGGACCGACGCACCAACTCGTAACGGCTGTAGGGGTCAATGTCGAACGAAGCCGACTGAACCGATCCGTGCAGCGTGGATCGCTGGGTTGTTTGGCGGGCTCCCTCGTACCGGGCTTTTGGTGAAACCACGAACCGAGTCGCAGCGGCTAGGCGTTCAAGTAATTTCATCGCATCAGATTAGAGAAATCGTTGCGGAAGGCACGAACGGGTTTTAGCCGTCCCATCATGTAGCCGAAGCGATTGGCATCAGTCGCATTTCCGGCTGTCACCGCGTCGTCGTAGAGGTCAAGCAAACGGCTGAAGGCCTCGGCCATGTCTGTGGGAGTCACGCCTTCGGAACCGTTGACCTGAAACGTGACCGACCGCCCATTGCCTGTGGTCTGCTGCAAGATTTTGCCCGACTCAAGCGCATGGACGGCCTCGTTGTTGAGGCTGTTGAGCTTGTCGAGCAGCGTGGCCCCGTGGGTCACTGTCGAGTAGACGTGACGCAAGAGACCGCGGGCGAATACAGAAGAAACTGCCACGATTGAAGGTCCGCAAGAACAGAGCGTTGACGCTATGGGTGGTTTGAACCGTCCTCGCTCATTTCCGCCCGTGACGGCGTTCGGCCCGCGGTTGCGGATGTTTTGTCAGCCACGCCAACGCCTCAGTGAGTCGCGCTCGACCTCCTGGCATTGGGAACCCTCGGGCCTTCATCGCGTAGACGTAGGACGGAGCCCGCTTGAGCATGGCGGCGATTTCCTTTGTCGTGAGGAGGTCAGTTTGCATCGGAGTTGGTCATGCGAAGGCGGTTGTGGAAAATTGCACCGGCTACTTGCATGACTTCGCAGTCGGCCAAGTGATTCGGCCATTTTGAAGATCGGGAAAGCCACGTCCACGTTGTTCGGCCGGTGGCGCTGGAAAGGCGGGCGACCTTTTGCTCGCAGTCAAGGTGCCTCCAGTATTCCGGCGAGGCTACGTTATCGGCGACCTCCCACCGGGTGGCCGTCTTGCCCTTGCGGAGGCGTTCCAAGATGTCCTTGGTCACGTCGGTGCCAAACTCCAAGAGCTTCAATTCAAGACGTCCCTGCCGGCCAGCGTTGTCACCGACCCGAGGGTCAATGCCTCGGAGGAAGAATGGATCCTCCACCCCGGTTTTCGGGTTGCGCCACCCTTTCCTCGGCATTCCCTTGGCGGGCATCCATCCGACCCACAGAGGCACCCGGCCGGTCCTCGGGAAGAATCGGCCCCACCGGAGGCATTCCGAGTAAACGCTCGGGGCATCGTAGCCTGAGTCAATGATGACGTGGACGTCCTGCACCCCGTGCTGGCCCTGCTTTTCCCTCACGTCGTGCCAAGTGTCCAGCGGCCCCGCGTCAATGGCTCGGGATGACCCGTCCTCGTTCCATGCCCTGACCACAAACCAGAAGTGCGGGCTGGAAGCCTGACAGTCTACGGTCAGGAACTTGATCGCCTTTTCGGCCACGCCTTCGGTCCCCGCGACGATTAACTCCTCGCGTTGTCGGGGCGCGGCTTGGTTTTCCCATGGTTCGCTCAAGTTGCCGTTGATGAAGCCCTGAAGCCCGATGAGGGATTCCTGGGCCTCCAAAAACTGCACGGCTAAGTGCCCCCATGTGCATTTGCGATCCGGGCTGTAAAGGCTCGACAGATGGTAAGATCGGACCCCGGGCAACGAACCCTTGTTTTCTGGGATCCATTGGCCGTGCCGGAGACTTGCGACCTTTTGGGAGTCGGTGATGGACCCCTTGCAAAGTTGGCACTCGTAGCGGGCGGATCCACGGACCCGGCCGAAGTCCCATTTGCCGTCTTCCAGTTTGGCGCTTTCGTCCCATTTGACTTGTTTCCACTCCAACCGGATCAATGCCTTGCAATTTGGGCAGGGCAGGTAATACCGGCGCTGGTCCCCTCGAAGGAACCTTTGCCAGATTCGGCCCTCGGTGGTTGTCGGGGTCGAGGTTAGGAAAAGTTTTGACGACGAGAACGCCTTGAGTCTTTGCTCGGCTAGGTCAAGCGCGTCAGCTTCTCGGTCCGAAGCTTGGGCGAACTTGTCAACCTCGTCGGCTACCAGCACCCGGACGGGTCGTGAGGCTAGGTTGGCCGGGCTGTTGCTGCCCACAAACGTCAGCGTTGAGCGGTCAAAGTGCTGTTCGAGGTGGGTCAGCTTGTCCTTGTCGCTCGGAAAATGCGCGACCATGGCCGGGCAGTCTTCGAGCATCGGCATCCATCGAGATTTTGAGAACGACCGGGCAAGGCCTTCGGTAGGCATCAACCAGAGCGCCGGGCTCGGCTCGTTGTCGATGAGCCACGCAAGGCCAGCCATCAGGGTGGTCGTTTTGCTGGTCTGAGATCCCCAACACAGCGTCATCTCGACGACCCCAGAGTCTTTCCAGCATTCAAGCGGTTCCCGAACGTAGGGGCGCACGCTGGTCGAGTACGGTCCCGGATGCTCGGTCTGCCTCGCGGTAAGCTTGAGATTGGCCTCGGCCCATTGGACCACAGTTTGCCGGGGCGTCGGGCGGTAGAGGCCCCGGCGGAACTCTAGGAGGTCGCGTTGGAGGTCGGTCAGCATTGGTTGGTTAATTTGCTGATCCATGCGGCATGGAAATTAAAAAGTTCTCGACTGTTGGAAATGGTAATTTGTTCTAGGTTGTTGCAACTGCGGAGATTTGCTGATCCCTCAACCACGTAGCAGTTTTCACCCATGTCAAGAGCAAGGATTTTAGCGTGATTTCGGGTGCTGGTAAGAGTGGAGCCCACGGCTTCCAGGCGGGTTTTGGCTTCTCTAAACGTTGTCGCGTCGGCTTTGGCAAAGTAATCGGAGCAGACAACGGTCGCTTGACCAATTGTTTTTTCGGTAATTAGGGTGGCTAGGTGGTAACTGTTGCTAGTATTGAATCCAAGAGTGGCAATGTAAGCCTTTGTAACAGCCTTTTCGGCTAGTTTGATGATTGCAGGCACAAGATCCCACGCTGCAAAGTCCCCACCCATAATGGCGTGAATGCTTTCATTGCGCTCGGGTAATGGTCGAATCAGTTTTATTGCGTTGGGGACGTTGCTTAGGTCATAGAAACGGCGGCGTAAAGTAGTAGTTGTGGTTCGTGTCTTCATTCCGATTCCCGCGGCGGTTCCTGGTGGGATGCGCTTAGGGTTAGTCGGTTTTTGATTCTCGTATGCGGCTAGATCCTCAAAATTGAAACCGTTGAGGTTGTCTGCGCCTGCAAGAATGTCATTTATATCTTCCACGGGTCGCGTTGGAGGTTATCCATGGTTGGTTAACATTTGGTTGGTGTTTTTCCGGTGGCGATTGACCACCGTTCGATGGCAACAGCGACAAATTTGGGCTCAATGTCGCACGCTCGGCATCGACGCCCGAGGTCCTGGCAGGCGAGCAGGGTGGATCCGGACCCGGAGAACGGCTCGAGCACTATGTCCCCTGGCGCGGTGGAGTTGGCGATCGCCATTTCTGGGATCGCGACTGGCTTCTGGGTTGGGTGGTAGTACTCGTTTTTCGGGTCCCGTCCAATCTGCCAGGCGGTGGTTCTTCCGTCGGAGGTAAGATCGATTGATTCGCCCTGCTTGATCCGGATGTGACGGATTTTCCCTGCCGACTTCGGCTTGCTGCTCTTGATGAACAGCTCGGCCTTGTCTCCGTCGCTGATGTGGATGCCGTTGGCGACCGTGTAGGTCCCTTGCTTGGGATCGGTCGCCCCGATCGTCCACACCGTGGATTGGCATCGGTCTCCGAACCATTTTGCCCGGTGGCCTGATTTCTCGGCGTAGAAGCAGGGCTCAGTTTGCCAGTGGTAGTCCGACCTCCCAAGCGTAAAAGACTCCTTTACCCATGTAATGTACTGGCGCTCTTGCAGCCCGACCGTGTCGAGTGCGTGTTCAAAGTCCCGGCGGGTCGAGGTGGCGTGCCAGATGTAGAACGCGGCGTCATCCCGGGACATTTCGATGCATCGCATCAACGCTTCGCGGACGAGGGCTGCAAGGTCGTTGCCCTGGAGGCTGTCGTTCTGGATTCCAACTCCAGCGCTGTCCTTGTAGGAGACACCGTAGGGGGGATCGGTGTGCGTCAACTGGGCCTTTTCACCCCCCAGCATGCGCGACCAGACGTTGGGGTCGGTGGAGTCTCCGCAGGCGATGATGTGGCTGCCTAACCGCCAGAAGTCGCCCAGCTTCACCCCCCATTTTGCTTGGGCTTGCTCTGCTCGATCAATGGCTTCTGCGGCGTCGTTGCTTGATCCAGAATCCTCTCCGTTATCATCGAGGAGCTTCTTCAGTTCAGATGGCTCGAATCCTGTGAGGCCTATTTCGAACCCGTTTTCTGCCAAAGCGCGCAGTTCTGCTGCCAGCAGTTCCTCATCCCAGCCGGCGTTCAGTGCGAGCTTGTTGTCAGCAATGACGTAGGCCCGGACCTGAGCGGGCGACAGGTGGCCAAGTCTGATGCAAGGAACGGTCTCCATGCCAAGCTTGCGGGCAGCCATGACGCGGCCGTGGCCGGCGACAATAGTCCCGCGGGTGTCGATGAGAACCGGGTTGGTCCATCCAAACTCCACCATGGAGGCTGCGATCTGGGCGACCTGTTCGGCTGAATGCGTTCGGCTGTTGGTTGCGTAGGGAATCAGGTCATCGACCTTGATCTCTTCAATTTTTGGTTGGGGTTTTTTCATTTCCAGGGATCGGTTTGTTGCAAGGTGGCAAGGGCTACCTCCTGGACCCAGCGGTCCAGTTCCTTTTCTGCGTGTTCGGGGTCGTGAGGGGCGATGCGCCCGGCGAGTTGCTTGGGCATTGCTCGGAGCAACGTGGCGACCGCTCCGTCGTGTTCGGTCATGGCCTTTCGGACCCAGTCACCGGAAACAAGATGGCGCTCCCGTTCGGCCAGCGCGAGAACCTCCTCCCGGGCTGCGGTGAGGTTGCGGGCGGCGAGGTTGTGAATCTGAACAAGGCGGCCGGCGTCGGGTTGCCCTGCCTTTAGTGCCCGGACGGACAACGCGTAAGCGGCTTTCTCGATGCCTTTTTGCCGTTCGTATGAGCCCGCCGGGGTGTCGGCCGAGATCAATGCGGGGTCAGTGGGTGCCTGGGCCTCGGGCGGTCGGTACGGTCCCGGCTCCGCGGATGATCCCGAAGCGGATTTCGGGATGATTGGCGCGGCCGGTTTGCCCTTGGCCCCTGCGGTCGGGCGGGCGCGAGTACTCATTCCCCGCCACTTGTCGGCAGCCTCCCGGGAAGCGAGGGGCATCCCCGCTTTGACCAACTGGGAGACCCGGCCCTTGGTCAGCCCGGTGGCCCTTGCGTAGTCGGCTTGGGTCATCGGAGGCTTTCGGGAAGGTTCTCGGGCTTCTCGCCCATGATCTCCCGGAGGCCCCGGGCGATGGTGGCCCGCTTCGGATCCCGCGGGTGGGCGTCGGCAGTCTGGCTCTCGGCGAACTGTTCCGGGGTCATGCTCCCGGCCCGGATCCGGCCGATAGCCCACTTGATGAGGTGGTGGCCGTAATTGAGGGTGACGTAATAGGCGGCGGTGCTGAGGGGCATGGGTGGGGTTTATTAAACGGTCAAAAGTTTACGCTCGGGGGCTCCTCGGTCTGCTTTGGCCCCTGCGTGCAAGGTTTTGGCCGGGAGGGTTCCCACCCGGGGGGAGGTGCTTGCCCTTGCTGGCCCCGCCGCGTGCGCTGCTGCCCCGCTGGCGCGTTTTGATTGCTCTTTGGTGTCCTTACCCTTTCCGGTGGTCACGGCGGCCTTCTGGGCAAGCCAGAGCGTCTTACCGTGGGCAATTATTGCCGGAACCTTGACGATTGAGGATTGGACGGCCCTTGCGATCTCGGCATGGGTGGATCCGTTGTCCCGCATCAGGTAGGCTCTGAGGCATGAGTAGCTCTCAATGGGCTTGGTGTAGGTCGCCCGGGTTGCTTGGAGCTTTGGGATGGGTCGGCCAGTGGCGTCAAACTGGGTGCCATGAGGGTAGGACATAAGGCCACGTCGTAGCCCATAGGCCACTAGGTCGTCGGCTTCGGCTAGGGCCTTGGCTGCGTCGGCAAACCCGGGCTTGATCTCACCGGGCTGCACCTTGTTGGTCAGATAGTATTTGTTTCTCATAATCAGAACGGCACCCCGTCGTTGTCGTCGAAGTCGGGCTGCACCTTGGCGGTCGGCTTTGGCTCGGGCTTTGCGTCTGAGCCTCGGTTGACCTTCTTGTAGTTGCCCACAATGACGCCCTTCTCGCCCTTCTCTCGGGCTTCCTTGGACGTGCCTTGGCTTACGAACCCGTCGTTGCCGTACTGGTCAACGCCCTGCTTGTTTGGGATTAGGACAAGGTCGGCGTAGATGCCTTTCGTACCCTTGAAAAAGTGGGCCTTGTCGAGCTTGGTGACGTCAATTTTTGCGATGATCATGTGGTTTTGATGACGATTTGTCGGGTTGTTTCTCTCATTCTGCGGAGCATTGGCTCACCGATATCGGGTCCGATGCGGAGTTGTTTGACGAGTGCGGCCCCGTCGAGATTGGTGGTCACCACGATTTGACGGTTGTGTCGGTAGCGTCCATCCAGCACGTCAAACCAGATGCCAACGGTGGCCGGTGTCCAAGGCGCTTTGCCAAGGTCGTCGATGAAAAGCACGTCGGACTTGATGAGCCGATCCACAAACTCTGTCAGGGTGAAATTGCCGCCCGCGTCTCGGGCTTGGCGGTCAAACTCACCGGATGCCATGGCCCGGATGCGTTTGCCTTCCTCGAATGATCGACGGAGTAATCGCCAGACCGCCCGGGTTTTTCCGTGCCCAGACTTGCCTCGGACGATCAACCCTTGGCTGGCAAGGTCGTGTTCCATGACTTGCTGGAGGACCGGAAACTCGGTGAGGAGCCGGGCAGTGTCGGTCCTGCCTCCTTCCTCAATGGTTCGGAACTCGCTCGGGCAAAGGTCGTCCCAGGCTTCTCGGCGGGCTCTTTGGCGTTCGCTTTGGTCCTGCTTCCACTCTTTGTCTCGTTCGATGCTTTGGCGGTTAATGATGCACGGGTCGCAATACCGGGCTTTGAACAGCACCTTGCCCGGATCAAACGGTGACCGCATGACAGCGGCTTGGAAGCTCTGGAGGCAGTTTGGGCACTCGGAAGGCACCCGCTCAATGTCGTCGATGGTTTCCATGGTCAGAACTCGGCGTTTTCGGCGGTTGCGGTTGAATAGCGGTTGTCCCCTTGGCTTTGCTGGTGGCCGTTAGTTCGCGGCGTGTGGATCCCTTGCCAGTTCTTGGCGATTGAGTTCTGAACGATGCTGGGGAACTGGTCAGCGGTGTATTCGCGCCCCCATTCGGTCAGGGCCGCCTTGAGTCCGATGGGCTTGTAGGCTTGGCGTCGTTCAGACTTGTAGGCCAGCCAAAGGTTGACCGCCTCTCGGCATTCCTCAGTGCGGAGGCTTTCCGGGAGTTCCAATCCAAACTTTATTTCCCAAAGCAACCGCGTGGGCTTTTCAATGACCTCGATGCTTGGAGCATCAGCCAAGCATTGCTTGGTCAATGCTTGCTTACTTTCCTTTTCCTTTTCCTTTTCCTTATCTCTGTCTTTCTTCTCTGAGAGCTTTTCATTTCGCTTTGCCCAACGAGCTTCTGCCGCTTTTTTAGCTCGGTCGTGGTTGGTAACGTGGAAGGCATTTCGATCCTCCCAATTTCGGATGATGCCATTTTCAAGGAACCCGGCATCGTTTAATGCTTGGAGCATCTCTTGAGCATTGCCCGAGTATTGCACAAGCATTGCTAAGTCCTCTGCTTGGTAGTTGCTTAGGTCTCCGTCAGGCGCGTTTTCTGCCGCGAAAGACCATAATCTAGGGGGAATCCAGAACGCTGCGTCTCCAAGCTTTCGCCTGAGTTGGAGAGTTTTTCGATGCGTCCAGAACGACGAATGGAGTCGGACGTACAGGTTGCTCATGTGGTTAATGAAGCCCCAATCCAACCAACACCGGGTAGCAGTGGGTGCAGCCCTGAACGTTGCGTTTCAGGGAAACCCGCCGGCATTGGCTGGATTGGAGGTTCGGTGATGTTGTTCATCTCTGCTTTGGGCTGCTACACCCGTTTGCCGCCTTACAGCGACTGCTGACAGTTACTTTGATTCGGTAGAAACTACCAGCGAAAACTTGTCGTAAAATTCAGCCTTGGGTCGGACGTAGTTCTTGCCGTTGCGGGTGTAGACCACGGCCTGTCGCTTGGTCTCACCGATGCGGAGTTCGGCTTCAGCGAGCACTTCGACCTCGATGGCGGGCTGGTGTTTGGAGCGGTAAATCATGGGGTTGTTTTTCGTCGGTAGTGCGGTGTCGGGTAGGAAGATCGTGTCGCGCAAGCGATGCGGTATGAGCGCACCTCCATCATGCCAGACTCAAGGGCGTCGTTGAGGATTCGGTTGGTCTGGGACTGTCTGAGGCCCCATTCCCGCATCCATTGCCGGGAAGTTTTCCATTCATCAGTTGGGGTCTCAATCTGTCCTTGGATCGCTGACCGGATTTGCCTTAGAAGCTCGGAAGATTCCATTGTGTTTCTCCTTGTGGCCACTGGTGGAGGTAGAGTTGCGCGGTCGTCTCGGTGTACTCGCCAAAAACGATCCCGTGGGACCAAGCCAGCGTTCCCCGACGGCGAAGGGCGTAGTCCATGCAAGCGGCGTCGGCCAGCGTCCCCGGCGAGATGCAGACCGGGTTGTCACTGCGTCGGCCAGTGGCGATCCCAGCGCGGTGGGCGTGGGCAACGACGGTGTTGCCCCAAGTCTCGGCGGTGTCCCGAAGGAAGTTCTCGGAATACAGCAGACCGTGGCCCCACTTGTAGCCGCCGAGGTTGTACCAACTCCTCGGGAGCACGTCGTGGTGTTTGATAAAAACCCGGGCGTGGCGCTCGATAGGCTCACGCATTTTGTCCCAGATGGCCTCCGCAAAGCCACGCACCACGGTGTTGTGGTGGTGTAAATATTTGAGCGCCCGCTGGTCATGGTTGCCGAGGATAAACACCGTCGGCCGAAGGGCGTTGAGGAACTCGCGGCCCTGCTCGATGTCGTCAAGGTAGTCGTCGGCATGGTCTGAGTCGTCAGGATTTGCCAGCGATCCAGCGCGAAGGCTGGCAAGGTCATAAGCGTCCCCGAGGTGGATTACCTCGTCGGGCTGGAACTGTTCCCGGAACAGAATTGCAGCAGCCAACGCGTCTTTGTTGGCTCGGTTGCCGTGACTGCACCCGATGGCCATGACCCGTTTCCGGCCCGGTGTGATGTTCACACTGACCCGTGGACCACAAATTGTGGTCGGCTGCAAGCCCGCGGTGACCAGCGGGCAGCGATGGGCTCACAAAACGTCCCTCCGGCGTTGGCCCGACCCGATGAGAGAGACTGCGGCCATGGTGATGCCGTGACGGCTGGCGATGCCTTTGAGCGGTTGCCCCGCGGACCAGCGTTTGCGGATGTCCCGGACCGTTTCGTCGGGCAACGGCGGATGCAGCAAGACTCCTCCTGTGAGTCGTTTTACTGGTGCGGTTTCGATGGGCTTAGGCACCCCTAACAGGCGGGCGATTTGTTCGGCGGATAGCTGGGCTTTCATTGGAGAAGGTGTTTAATGATTTTGTTCCGGTCTTTAATCGAAGCCCGAAGAATCATCTCTAACCAAGCGTAAGGATTGATCGTCGAAACGTGCTTCCATTCTGGGCTTCCATCGAGGCTCTTGGCTGTCCCTAGAGTTTCCACTCGGATTGATCCGTTCCATGCGTGGACATAGACAAAAGCAAAGTTGCTTTCGCTCACGGCTTGGCTTCCTTGGTTGGCAATTCGATCAGCGAATCATCTCCGAAACAGTCCGCCGCATCGCCGGCGTGATAGTCACAGAACGTTGCGCACGATTCAGGGCAACGATGCGTAGCAGGTGCGCCGCATTCGGCAACGATGTCACCGTGGGTAAGAATCCAACAGCAGCGCGGAATGGTATCACTCACAGCTTGGCCTCCTTTTTAAGTGCTGCTCTTGCTGAGATTATTTCAGAAACCTCTTCTGCATCCCAGAATCCAGCGTCTCCGCTGTCAGCCAGCTTTACTATCCAGTTAACGGTTCCGTTCAACGCCTCCTCCAGCCGCTTGATGCGTTCCCCTCTGTCCTCGTACAGCACAACGTCGGCGATCAAAACTGAGTGCTTGTTCTTCACGTCTATTAGCTCCTCCTCCAACCGATTGATGCGTTCCTTGAGTCGCTGGATAGTTTCAGTGGCCCCGTTCATTGTCTCGCAAGCGGTCTTCATTTCCGCAGTGTCTTTTTTGGTCTCCTCGATGTGTCGGGCGACAAGGTTAGCCATCAGCGTCAGGCGGTCCGCGGCTTCGGCAACCACAGCGTTGGCGACACCGTCCCCGGACTGGATCTCGACGGACAGAATCCGCAGCGCGGAAACAAGGGTTTCGGTTTTTGGATTCACTTTGGCTCCTCCACGATGAAGTCAAAGTTGGCCTTCCAACTTTCACCGAGGCGGTTGAATGTCTCGTCCTTGATTTTCCACGTCGCTGGCTTCGCCTTGTAGGTCGTGTTTCGGCAGTGGATCCGAAGTCCCTCGATTGATTTAATCGGGATGTTTCGCAGCCGATGATCCGGCTCCAGTTCGTGTAATTTCATTGTTTTGGCTTCCTTTTCCATGGGCTGAGATTGTTGATTAAACGGTGTTTTCGAGCTGTTTTAAATGCCTCGCCAACGTCGTTTTTGGTCATTGGTGCGGCTTCGATTCCTTGAAGTCTAAGCAGCGGTTTTTTTGTCATTGGTTTTTCTGATTTGTCCGCGTTTCAGTTTTGAGATTCACCCAAGGCTGACAGCGTAATCCTCCGCGATTTGTCGGTAGGTTCTCCCGGTTTTGAGGTCTGCCATTACCTCCGAGACAACAGCCTCGGGAATGTGTCCGCGGGCGGGAACGTGGGTTGTCAGATTCATTTCATCGCCTTCTGAACCTTGCGCCAGTAGGGCAGTGTGGCCGCCTTGCGATCTCCGGCCGGACCTCCACCGTTCCATTTCCGGGCGAGTTGCTCGGTGGTGCAGCCTTTGCCGTAGTGCTCAAGGTAGGCTTGGCAGACGGCCCGGGCTGCTGCGCGGTTGGTCATGTCCTGGTGCCGGTAGTTCGACCCGGTGAATCGGTTCACGTCCTGAACCACGGCCCGGTGGATCTGTAGCGGCCCAAGGGCGCGTCCTTGGTCACCGATGGCACTGTCACGCCCGCCAGATTCCACGGCGATCAGGGCGCTGATTAAGTTGGTCAGGTTCATGGCTCAGAGCGCGTTGGTCCAATTTGTGGCGATGAACTCGAAGACGGCTTCGACGGCTTCCTCGTCGTGCCCGATGACCCCGCGTGGCATTGGAGTAGCGGTGCGCTCGAAGTGAAGCTCAAAAGGCGCGTCGGAAAACTCGCTGCGGATCATGGCTTCGAGGTTGTCGTTGGCTCGGGCAATTCCTTCCTCGTAATCGCTGCCCCAGAAGCAGCCCCAGTAAGTCGGATCGGTGGGAAGTTGGACGGTGATCATGTTTTTGATTCAGTTCGTTTTTCTCAGGCGTGCTTGCCTTCGATGTGTCCAATTTAACGAGGAATCGGAGGATTGAAAGAACTTTCTTCAAAAAGATTTTGCCCGCGTGTTTCGGATGCGCGGCCCCCGGTCTTCTCAGTCCATGAAGCGCCCCATGTCGAGGCGCAGCAGTGGGTCAGGCGATGATGCTGCCCCAAGGATTACAATGCAGCCCGCTCGGGCTCCGTAGGCCTTGGAAACCTCCAGTTGGACGACCTGAGAGTCATCGCGCCAGACTTGCAACTGGGTCATCGCGTCCATTACGGCTTTGGCAAGGTTGTCCGTGTCAGGCTTGGATTCGTGCCATGTCGGTGCCCCGGGTTTTAGGTCGCCCTGCTTGTTAAAATGCGCCTTAGGTCTCGGCATGAAAAACCCAAGCACAAGGCGTAGCGGCCCCATGAACTGCACCCGGTTCCAATGAATCTTTGCGGTGGCCCCAACGGCGAGCTTCCAGCCGTCTGCGGTGCCCGGGTCATAGACGCCCGCGTGGTTACCTCGTTTGAAGGCTTTGACGCGTGGTTGGGCCTTGGGATGGCCCACAACGAGGAACTGGAGAACGTCAGCCATGCTGCACCTCGGAGCCGGGGTTGATGACGGTCAGGATCCGGCCGGTCACCCGAGGGTTGGCGTACCACCAGCCAGTGCTCGACTTCTCAGCGATGGCATCGCAGTCGCCGTCGAACGTGACAAATGCCCCAATGAGAAGCCGGTCAATCAATGCGTGGTCGGCTGGTTCAAACGAGCGAAACTGCACCCGTTGAGCGTAGGGCGTTCCCTTCTTTAGGACTCGGTCCTCGAACTCTACGGTCAGCAGCATAACGGGATTTCCCGACTCTGCTTCGTGCATCTCGGCGGCGTTAAAAATGCGGCCGAATCCGATGGCTTTGAGGCTTCTCATCGAATGATCGGTTGGAGGTTTGCCGGTGAGTAGGACGGCGATTTGATGACCTTGCCGTCATTGCGTCGAACGATGTAGCGCCCGTCCCCAGCGTGGGATGAAAAGCACCCGCCCGGGATGCACCCGATTTCGTCGGCGCTCCACAGTTTGCTCATGTTGGATCGGTGAACCTCGGCGAAAGCGTCCTCGACTTGCTGCGCGGAAAATCCAGCCACCAGCGCGGCCCCGTGGACCACATATAACAGGTCACAGACTGCGTCGAGGTACTGCACCAAGTTGACCGATTCACGAAGCTCCTGGGACTCCTCGTCGATCAACCGCCAGCGAAGGTTGTGGATCTCGGGAGCGGGCAGTGTGGCGTGCGGCGCTTCCTTAATCCCAAACATTGCGTTGAACTCTCGAACCATCAGCATTTGTTTTTTCAATTTGATTCCTTCTCTTTGACCAGCGACGGCGCGGTCGATTTTGTTTCTGTGCAGCCCTCCAGCATGATTTCCACGAATCCGTCGAGGTCTTTGCCTTTTTTACCGGTCGCTGTTTTGACGGCAGCAACCAGCTTGGTTTTTGTGATTGAGATGGTGCCAAGGAACTGTTCTTGGGTGCCTTGAGCCATCGAGGTAAACCGGGCAAAGGTTAGTTCCGGGTTGGTGATTGCCTCCCGGGATGCGCCCGGCTTCAGCTTCCAGCCCGGAACCGTCTGCCCGGCTTCGATCATGCGGCGGGCTTTGCCTCGGACGGCTTCAATCACTGCCTCGGCTAGCGGTGCTTTTGCTAAGAACTCCGCAATCTGTTCCGGGCTCATGACGATCTCGACCCCGTCCCGAGGGACAAGCGCCGGGAGATTTTCGACAACGCCTTGAGCCTCCGGGCAGACTTCCTTGGCCTTGCAATATTTACATCCCTCGGTGGACGGGTTGCGCGGTTGGTTGGGCACTCTAACCCGCTCCATCAGTCCGTGCGTTTCACTGGCCGCCTTTTCAATCTCAGCCACCGTGTAAGTGCAAGTTGTCGGCTCACCGGCCAGCGGTTGAATGATTGCAACGGTGATTTCCTCAAACGGCCCGAAGTGCTCGTTTGCCAAAACCGCAAGTGCCCGCAGTTGCAAGTTCCCGGTCGCATGGGTCACGTCACCGCGGCCGGTCTTGTAGTCGATCACAAGGGCCTTTTTGCCGTCGTGGACGACTACATCAGGCTTGCCAGACCAGCTTTTGGCAAACCAGTTGTCGTAGCCCCACAGTCGCCTTTCGCGGACAAAATGCAGTCCGTGTTGGAATGGAAACACCGCCTTGGCTAGGTCGGTCTCCTGAATCCGAGAACTCATTGCCAACCGTTTCTCGTCCTCGTTGAGTTCTACCGTTTCACCGGCTAGGTGAGCGTGGATCCGGTTCCCGATCTGGGCATCGGCGCCAGAGACGTCGGGCTCTTGGATGGACTGCTCCAGCAGGAACGACCCCGGGCAAACCGTGTAACGGTGTGCCGATGAGGCAGACGGAAGCCTTTCGCGTTCGTCGCTCACAGGCTCGTCCCTTTCTCAATAGTCACGGTCGCACCGTGCTGCTTCATGGTCTGTTGGAACTTGTTCAGTGCCTTTTCGACCACCGATGCGGCTGCGCGGTCACGTTGGAAGTCTTCCTCTGTCGTAACGAACGGGAGGTTTTCCTGATTGTGATCCGGCATTGCCACCGTTCGGCTGAATTTCCGTTTTACGGTTACGGGCATTGAGACCTCGACCGTGTTGGTGTCGAGATTCCACGTTGCGGTTATAGCCAGCCGGAGCTTTGCCGGGGCGTCGGATTCGGCTTCCTGGGCTTCCTCCAGCGCCACGTTGATCGACTCGTTTATTGCGTCGGTAGCTTCACCGATCAAGCGCGGGATTTCTGCTTGAATCAACGCGGCAAGCTCCTCGATGCGGTTAATTTCTGCCGTGGTGTCGATTGGGACGTTCACTTGGCCACCCCTTTTAGTTGCTTGATAAGACCGCTGGCACCTTTAACGCAGCGAAGCGCAAACGCGTCTGGGATGGTTGCCCATGAGTCAGCGACCTCGGTTAGAAACCCCGCTTCGACTGCCCAAACAGAGAATGTTTGGAGATCAAACCCTGCTTCGGTTACCAAAGCCCCTAGGCGCTCCTGAGTCGATGCGGCGGGCTCTTGCGCGGTGTTGGTAGGTTCGGGCGTAATGGATGCGGCAGCGGGCTGTTCTGGGGCGGCGGGCACGGGCTCCACGGGCTTTAGCTCCTGCTTGAATATCGGCTTGCCCTCCTCCTTCGGTGATGCCCCCGGGAAAGCGGTTTCCAGCGTGATCTCACCGTCCTTGATGGCGGTTCCAAGGCCGATCAGCACTTCGAGCTTCGCAAGGTCAATGTCTTCGGTTTTTTCGGCCCCAACGGCGGCTAGGATCGCGGCGTCCTTTGCGCCCATCTGTTTGAGCCGGGCGATAATTTGCGCCCGCTTGGTGGTCAAGCTTTTGACGTCCCCAACGGCTACCCGCTTTGCGGCCTCGTAGACCGGCGTAATGAGTGCCCGGGGCACCACGCGGAACACGGCGTTTCGCAGGGCGATGGAACAGGCAGCGTTTCCGGTGACGGCGATCATGTCGTCGGAGTATCGCGCCCCGCTTTTGCTGGTCACCCGGCGGCGAACCTCGATGGAGACCGAGACGTTGTTTTCCAGATCGTGAACCACCGCTTGAGCAACGATGAATTTGCCGTCGTCGGCGATGATTCGGGAGCCCGCTTTGACGTGCTGGTAGCTGGCGAGCGCAATCTCAGCCATTCGGACGCTTGGCCCTTGGATCGGCTTGTCGTCCCCACCCCGGCGGGCGGGCAACGTGTAGAAGCAGGACGATGCGGTTTCCTCGTCGAGCGTGGCAAAGGAAAGCATCCTCTCTTTGACTTTACTGAGGGTGCGCGGATACCGGCGGGCGGTTGATATTTGAACGTCGATCTGAGCGCGTTCGATTGAACCAATGGCGTCTGCCGCCATGATTTCTAGGTCATTGTTCTCGGTCATTTTTCTTTCTCGGCCGGCCACCTTTTTTGCCATTGCGGCGGGCGGCTTCGGCCTTTTGTTTTGACGTGGAACGCCCCATCTCCCCCGCGATCTCGCGGAGGCTTGCAGCAAATATTGAATTGCAGATCGGGCACTTCATCGTCGAGAAACCATTAACCCAACGATGGGAAAAAGGGAAGAACTATTTTTCAGGGCGGCTGGGTGCCAATCGGATAGAACGTGTCAACCTCGACGTAGTATTCGTGATAAAGCAGCACCGACTCATGGGCTCCACCTTGGTCAGCCTTGGCATAGAGCCGCTTGTCGCGCCCGACCACGACCGTCGTGCTGGTGGCTGCAACGTTGGTGAAAGTGCCGGGAGCAGCGCCAAGATTGACGATTGAATATTTGATCTGAGCCCCAGCGGTCGTGGTGGAAAGAACCACGGAAATCGGGAATTGACCTGACCGAAAACCAACGCCTCCGGGAGTAAACGTCGGGGCGGCTGTCTGTGTGTCGTTCTGTTGAACCAAAATGGCTACTGAAGTCGCGCCTCCTCCCACCGTTAGTTGCTTCCTGCGAATGCGCCTAGAGACGTCGATGCCAGCAATAAAGACCTGCCACGTTCCATTGGTTGGAATCTGGAACTCTGCAACGATGCGCTGCTGGCTTGAGGGCGTGTATTCTGCCGACCATAGCAACAGTTCCAGAGCCCCGTTTTTTGCGTACAAGCGAGCCCCAACAAGGTCGGCGGATGCGTCGGTGATCGTGGCTTCGATTGTCCACCGTTCGTCAGGGTGGTGGTGAGTCAAAAAGTCACCGGCAACCATTTCGACTCCATTCGATTTGACCGAAGTGAAGACCGTCGTCGGCGCGTAGGGATCGGCGAACGTGTAGGAGATATTTGGGCAAAGCGTGGTGTCGGATAAATCAGCCACTGATTCGGCGTTGGCTGATTGAAGGCGGAAAGTTGCGGTCGATAACCCCTCCAGATAGCCAACGAAAGATTCGTGGGTCATCGAGACCAAGTCGGAACGGTAGCCGATCCAGACTTTGTCCCCAACGTCGGCAGTCCTTGTCGCGGTGCCATACCGAGCGCGGCGGACCTTCAGCCGGTAAAACGAATCGCCAGAGATCACCCGCATGGCCCGAAGGGTGGAAACCTCAAAGACTTTTCGGTCGGAGGCTTTGAGGATTACGACATACACAGCGTTGTCGTTGATTGCGTCCTCGGTCTGAGTGTCCAGCATTTTGGACAGGTCGGCGGCTACTGTTCCGGCGTCGAGCGTCACCCGGAGGTTTTCTGTGTTGTCCTCGTTGCCCGTGGTCACGGTGCCGCCCGTGTCTGAGGTCGTTGAAACAACGGCCCCTGTGTTCGGATAAGTAAAC